TTGCGACCAAAATAAAAAGGACCATGGCGAAGCCTCCCAAGAGCAAACAGAAATCGCCTGAAGAAATCCTTCAGGAGATAGCGACCCCGGAGGGTTTCGCCAAGCATGTCATCGGCATTAAGCTGTACGATTGGCAGCGAAACGTCCTGCGAGACCTTGCCAAGGAGCAGGCCCGCGTTGCCCTCCGTGCCGCCAACGGCTCCGGCAAGACCAGCACCGTCATCGCATCTATTTTGCTTTGGCATTGCTTTTGTTTTAAGCGATCAATCTCGGTGACGACCGCGGGAGTTTTCCGCCAAGTAGAAAGCCAGCTATGGCCCAGCCTGCGGGCCTACGTAAACAAGCTTGGAGCTGGTTGGGACGTGACATCTGGTGAGATTCGATACACGGACCCGCAGGGCGATACAAGCAGAATTATTGGCTATTCCGCAACCGACCCCGGGCGTGCGGAAGGATGGCACGCCGAAGACCATAAACTTCACCCGCTGCTCATGGTGGTTGACGAGGCCAAGTCCGTTGCGGACCCGCTCTTCGAGGCCATCAGTCGATGCCAACCCACCCGCCTCCTGATCGCATCCAGCCCCGGGGGTACCAGCGGTGCCTTCTACCGAGCCTTCACCAAGGAGGCGAACATGTGGAAGACCCACGCTGTCGCTGCCAAAGATTGCCCGCATATCCCGCAGGTACAGATCGACGAGGTTATCCAGCGGTACGGTGAGAAGCATCCCCTGACCCGGTCGATGATCTATGGCGAGTTTGTGGATATCGGGGCCGAGGCGCTGGTTATAAGCCTAACTCAGGTCCAATCCTGCCAGAACAGCCCGCCAGACTTTAAGCCTGCGGAGAGGGTCGCCGGGGTGGATTTCGCCGCGGGCGGAGACGCCAACGTTATCTGTATCAGGGACGGCAATAAGATCCTCCCGATGATTGCATGGCGTGAAAGGGATACCATGTCTGCGGTCGGCAGGTTTATTGTCGAATTCAAGAAAGCCGGCCTGAAACCTGACAACATCTACGCCGACGCCAGCGGTCTTGGCATGGTCATGTGCGATGCCTTGGCCGAGGCAGGCTGGGAGGTTAACCGGGTCAACTTTGGGGCCACCCCATACGACCCGGATGCCTACACCAACCGTTCCGCGGAGATGTGGTACGGGATGGCCAAGAAGATCGAGAACTGCGAGATCATCCTGCCGGAGGATGACGACCTGATCGCCCAGCTTACCTGCCGGAGAAGCACGACCAATTCCAAGGGTAAGCTTGGAGTCGAATCCAAGGACTCGATGCGGTCCCGCGGGATTTCGTCCCCTGACCGGGCCGATGCCCTTGCCCTGTGCCTAGACGGTGGTAATCTTCGGTTTGATTTGACTTTCCCCGTGGAGAAGCCAACGTGGAGGTCATTGCAGGCCATGATGGAGTCGAGCGACCCTGTCATGGCTGGCTTCGACGCAGGAGGTTAATATGAACATCTGGAACTGGATTACCGCAAATTGGACCGAGATCGTTGCCGCCGTTGGTGGCATCGTGCTTGCCGCACGCATCATTGTTAAATTGACCCCGACCCCCGCTGATGATTCCTTCCTCGAAAAGGTAATCAATTTCCTCAAGGGCGTCGGTCTCAATATCAAATAACTTTAAGTGATCGGTGCGATACTTAACATCATCGCGTCGATCCTTCGCCTCATTCCGGGTTGGAAAGAAAAGCGTGTTGACCGGCTTGAGGGTGATTGGAAAAACAACCGCGATGCCATTGATCGCGATCTTGGCCCTCAACCTTGGTGGATGCGCCACAACGACCCCGACAACGAATACGACCGGGGCCGTTGAGGCGTTGATGCGAGATGAAAATTATCCGGCTGTTCGCAACTCTGATCCTGCCGTCCGTGCATGGGCAAAACGCGCTTTGCATTATGTCAACGATCTTTCATTTGAATTGAACCGCGAGAGGGAAAAATGACGCCTAAAGATAACCGCCGCCAAGATTACTACGTCAGGATCATCGAATCGCTCAACCAGCGTGAAAGCTGGGAGAACCGCCAGCGGCTGTTTTATCAGGCCCGGTACTTCGGCGTGCGCCGGAAGGTTAAGCCTTGGCCCACTGCCGCGGATCTGCACGTCCAGTTGATCGATACCGCCATTGAGAAGCTCAAGCCCTCCTTCGTCAATTCCGCCATTGGCAATGACATTCTTTCCAGCTTTGTCCCGATGCGCCAGCAGCTCGCGCCCATCACGGTTGCGGCCGAGCGGTGGTTCGATTACCAGATGCGCGAGAAGACCAACTTCCAGAAGGAGATCGTTTCAGTTATCGACCACATTCTCCTTTACGGCCGCGGCGTGGCCAAGGTAATCTGGAACGAGGATAAGAAGAGGATCGACTTTGAAGCCATTGACCCTTTCCACGTTATTGTCCCTTCCTACACAAAGGACTTTAAGGACGCCGACTTCATCGTCCACATTCTCTCTGTCTCGGTGGACTCCTATAAGGCCAACCCTCTATACAAGCAGGACGAGAACTTCATCAAGACAATCACCGGCAAGCCCAGTGATTCGCTCGGTCTTCGTTCCGAGATTCAGGACGAAATCTACCGCCGTGAAGGTATCACCGACGAGGCTGACAATGATCGCATTATTCTTTGGGAAATGTACACTCCTTCTGAGGACGGCTGGAAGGTCGAGACTTACAGCCCTCTTCAGATCACGACCGACGTAAGAAAACCTTTCATTTTGCCGTACAAACACGGCGAACCTCCCTTTGTTGATTTCCCCTATGAAATCACAGGGGGCGGTTGGTACAGCCCACGGGGAGTCGCAGAAATTCTCCTCCCCGGAGAGAATCTGCTCAACAAGCTGAAGAATAGCCTGAGCGATTACGTTGAGCTGGCCAACCGACCCGTTTTCGAGGCACAGAATCCGATATCGCTCAACACTGCGAATCTGAAGATGCAGCCCGGCCAGATCCTCCCGCAGGGCCTCAAGCCGGTGCAGTTCAGCCAACCTCCGTTCGACTTCCAGCGTCTCATGCTCGAGGAGCGGATGTTGGCCGAACAGCGGATGGGCAACCCGGACTTCGGTGCCGGATCGCAGTATCAGATCAGTGACCGCAAGACCGCGACCGAGATCGCAGCCATTCAGGGTCAGGCAGCGGCATCCGGGGACCTGCGTAATCGTATTTTCAGGATGGGTCTGGCCCACTTGTTCAAGCAGTGCTGGTCACTTTATACGCAGTACAACAAGAAGGACCTGATGTTCCGCTATGCCGAGGAGACCGGCACGATGCCTCCCGATGGTATCCATGAGGAATACTCAATTGAACCGAAGGGCGGAATGGATTTCATTAATCGCCAGTTCTCGCTCCAGAAGGCCGTGGCCCGGATGCAGATGTTCCAGAACAATCCGTTCGTCAATCAGGGCGAACTGGTCAAGTCTGTCATCGAGCAGGACGACCCCAGCCTAGTGCGCCGCCTCTACCAAGATCCGCAGGCCGGCACCGGCAGCCAAGCCGAGGATCAGGCAACCGAGATTGCGACCATGCTCGCCACCGGCTTCCCCGTCCAGATCAAGCCCAGCGACGATCACAAGGCGCACATTCAGGTGTTGTTCCAGTTTAATCAGGCGGCGCAGCAAAGGGGCCAGCAGGTTGACCAGATCTCAATGCAGGCCCTGATGGCCCACCTGCAGCAACACCTCGCGGCCCTCGAGCAGGTCGATCCCAATACATCCCGCGCTATCCAGAAGCAGCTTCGCGATGCAGCAAAGGCGGAAGTTAAGGCCCAAGAACAAGCCTTGACAGCCGCCCAGCCGACTGCTCCGATGGCGGCTTGAAAGTTCCCGTAATGCGCGATGCCTTCCAGCAGGAAGGCTTGGCCAACCTGTGTAAGTGGGCAAACGAGAAAGGCTCCACCGGCAAGGCCGTTGAGATCGGTGCCTACAGCGGTGAGGGTACAATGGTTCTTGCCAAGTATTTCAAGGAAGTGTTGGCGGTCGATCCTTGGCTCAACGGATACGACATTAACGACGTGGCAAGCTCGCAATGCCCCATGAAGTTCGTTCTGGCCAAGTTCCATGAAAATACGAAGGGGCTTGGTAACGTGAATTACAGCCAGAGCAAGAGTCTGGATGCACTTGAGTTTGTTAAGGATGGTGAGTTAGACTTGGTCTATGTGGACGGTGACCATCGGTACGAGGCGGTTCTGGCGGACCTCAAGGGCTGGCTCCCGAAGCTGCGAGCCGGAGGGGTCATGGCTGGCCATGATTGGAGTTTCCCGGCTGTCAAGAAGGCTCTGGCCGAGGTGTTTCTCGGCAAGGAAACCGTCATTTTCCAAGGTGACAGTTGGGCGTTGATACCATGAGAACCATCCGCGCCATCCTAGCGTTTTTAAGGAACTACAATTGGGTCAACGAGCCTGCTTGGGGCGAGGAGGACGAGAAGGCGTGGACCGCTTTTCTTGGTACCCCAACTGGCAGGAAGCTAAGTTTGATCCTGCTTAATCTCACTTTGCGCCAAAACTCATCCGCGGTGATGAAGGGCAAGGATGCACTTGCGGAGGCGTGTGGCTATGCTAAAGGTTTCAGAGGTTGTGTGGCGACTTTAGAGTCGCTTGCGACCGCAAAAATAAACTCGGCCGTTCCAAGCTACGGGGACGATGCCGATGAACCAGTAGCAAACTAACCTCCCGGCCGGAATGACTCCCCGGCCAAAGAGTGTAAGAAAGGGTCAAAATGGCGGATTCTAACCTCACCGAAACGGAAATTCTTGCCATGGCAGCCGCAGCCGACGAGGGAAGGGATTATAGCCCCGAACCCAAGAAGGAAGAGGAAGCCAAGGCAACAACTGAAACGGATAAGGTAAGTGGAAGTACCGAGCAGACGCCCACGCCTGCTGAAACTGCCGAAACCAAACAGGACGCATCGAGTGATGCGCCCGCAACCGAGGAGAAATCCGAGGAAGCGAAAAGTTCTCTAACAACGCAACCAGAAGATTCCAAGCCAGATTCGGCTTCCGAAAAGAAGTCGTCTCGGTACGAGAAGGCAAAATCGCGACTCCAAAAGGAGTGGGAAGATGTCCAAGCAGAGAAAGCCAGACTCAAAGCAGAGCGAGAAGCCCTTGAGTCGCAGAGAAGTTCAAGGGCGTCTTCAGAGGCTCCTAAAGAAGAGGCAAAGCAAAGCAGTCGAAAATTTAGCCCGGAGGATTACCGGGAAGCGGCAAAGAACTATCGTGGCGAGGGCCGCGACGATCTTGCGCAGATTGCAGAGCAAAGGGCCTCGGAAGTAGAGGCGGAGGAGCGAAAGGAGATTGAGGAGAAGACCAAGTCGGAAATGAAATCCGCTTGGGATAAGAATCTCCTCAAGGAAGTTGAGGAGAATCCAGAACTCAAGGATTCCTCAAGTTCGCTCTACAAGGCAGTCTCGGAAATGCTGGAACGTCATGCGATCCTGCGCAACTACCCCGCTGGTATCAACGACGCAGTTCAGATTGCCAAGATGCGCATCAAGGCGGAAACCGCATCTGGTTTGGAAAAGAAGGTTGCAGAGTATGAGCGTGAACTCGCTCAACTCAGAAAAGCTACGACTCCGGCCTCGGGCCAGCCGTCAGCGCCAGCGAAGCAGAAGGCGTTTCACGAAATGTCTTCCGCGGATCAGGAGAAAGAACTTCTCCGCATGGCGATGGAAGCTGACCGGGCCAACGCGTAGTATAAAGGATACTAAACAAAATGGTTACTACTGGTTCAGTCACGGCACAG